GGGTGATGCCATCTTAGCACATAAAATAAATGTTGTGCAAAAGTTTTTTACATGTATACTTCACGGCATGAAAGAATCAGAAGTTGAACGGCACTTTGTTTGGGCTGTCGAACGCGCAGGCGGTAAGACGTGGAAGTTTACGTCGCCAGGGCGCAAAGGCGTGGCCGACCGGATTGCTTGTTTGCCCGATGGGCAGACGTGGTTTGTAGAACTGAAAACTAAGGGCGGCAGACTGTCGCCGTTGCAGAAAATGTTCGCCAGTGATATGGCAGTGTTGCGTCAAAACTACGCATGTTTATGGACTAAGGAACAAATAGATGGCTGGATCAGAACACCTTTTTGAATTGACAGGCGTCAGTAAAACAGACGAATGTAGCGGCCATGTATGGCAAGGTAAAGGTCGGTGCCCGTACTGTAGTAACGCCCAACTTAATAGCCAACGCAATCAAGAAATCATAGCAAAAGCGCTGGAAATTTTAGCTGCGGAATTAAACAAATGAAACTGCGACCGTATCAAGAGTTGGCGGCTGACTTTATTTACGAGCATGACCGTGCGATGGTGCTTGCGCCAGTGGGCGCGGGCAAGACCGCCATCACACTGACCGGCATGTGGGAGATGCTGCGCGATCAGCACGTTAAGCGTTTTCTTGTGCTGGCGCCCAAGCGCGTCTGCACCGACGTGTGGCCAGTTGAGCAACCCAAGTGGGCACCAATGGTTTCGTTGGCTGTCGCAGTCGGGACACCTAAGCAACGGCTGGCGGCGCTTCAGTCTGACGCTCAAGTGGTTGTGACCAACTACGACAACATTCAGTGGCTGGCCACACAGAAGCTGGATTTTGATGGCATTGTGTTTGACGAGTTGACGCGCCTCAAGAACCCATCAGGCACACGTTTCAAGGCACTCTTGAAGGTCATGGAACCTATGCGCGTTCGTTGGGGTTTGACCGGATCGTTCACCAGTAACGGGCTTGAGGATGTCTTTGGCCAGTGCAAGATCGTTGACCAAAACCTTTTGGGCCGCGCCAAGGGCGCGTTCATGCAAAAGTATTTTGTGCTGATGAACCCTGAGTTTGGCGAGTGGGTCCCCCGCGTGGGCGCGTTAGATAAAGTGATGGACAAAATTAAGCCTGCAACGTATGTGCTGGAGCCTGGTGAGTACAAGGACAAACTGCCGCCCTGCCATCACGTTGAGGTGATGTGCAAGATGGACTTGACGCCGTACAACAAATTGAAAAAAGAGTTTGTGCTGGACACCATCACGGCGATTAACGCTGGCGTGGTCACCGGCAAATTGCAGCAGTTGGCGTCAGGGTTTGTTTACGACACGAACAGTGAAGCCTCCGATGTGCCTGGTAAGTTCACTGTAACACAGACGCCCGTGTGGTTTAGCCGCCACAAATTTGACCGGCTTGAGGAATTGTTAGAGGAAAACCAACATGCAAACACCATTATTGCTTACACCTACAAAGAAGAACTTGCCGAACTCAAACGACGATTTAGCGTTACAACGCTTGACGATGATGACGCAATCACTCGATGGAATGCCGGTAAAGTACGAATCTTTGCCGTGCATCCAAAATCCGCAGGTCACGGCCTTAACTTACAACACGGCGGGCAACACATGGTTTTTTTGTCCTTGCCTTGGAGTCTTGAGTTGTTCGAGCAAACCGTGGGACGGCTGCACCGCAGTGGCCAGCAGCACGACGTGTGGGTCTACGTCCTTATGACTGAAAAAACTATTGATGAAAAAATTTGGGCTGCGCTGCACACCAAGCAGGCGGTATCTGAGATCGCGTTGGAGGCGCTGAAATGAAACGAATAGACCAATGGAAAGCCAAGCTGAAGGCTGCAAAGTCTGAGGCCAAGCATAAAGAACGACAGATGAACTCCGCGATCCGCAGCTATATGCGGACTGACGAGGAAGTGCAAAAACTAGAGGAAAAGATTAATGATTACATGGCGAAAACTAAACAGTGACTTGAGTTTAAAGACTGAGGAACAAGTCTTGGCGCTGTTGACCGAAGAACGCGCTACGGGCAAGCGCATTACCGTGCTGGAGCGTTTGCACCAGCGCTATAACACCCTACGCGTTGCCCGTGAACGTGTGGAAATCCTAAAGGAAGCAACCAAATGAACATAACCCGATTAACCCAAGTACGCAGTTTGTTTCCAGACCAGCGTGGTTACCAGCGCCAGTGGGTGCGCAGCGTCCGTCTGCTTGGTGACAAGTGGCTTTTAGCAAGGCACATCAATGCTTGAATTTATTATCGGGTGCGTCATCATTGGTTTGGTGGCATTTTTGCCGCCTGCCAAAGACGTATTCCCCCAGCACCCTGAATGCTCAGTTAGCGGTTTTAGCCCTGACTTGACGCAGAAACAACGGGCATTTTGCCGCGAATGGAGAAATCATGGACAAAAATAATTGGCCTGAAAACTGGCCTTTCCCACCTTACCCATTGAGGTTTGTATGAAACAACAAACAATATTTGAGATTGCATTTTTTGTCGTTTGTGTAGTGATTGCGACAATGATTATTTGGAGGTTTTATGACTGGCTGGCGTAAACGAACCATTATGGAGATGGCGCGAGAGGCAGCGGCAATTCACGGCCACACACTTAAAGATGTGCCAGAGCAAGCGACCATAGAGTTTATTACGGCCTTTGCCAAGCTGGTGCGTGAAGATGAGCGTGAACTTTGTGCAAAGTTGGCTCAATCCACTGTTTGCGATACGCACATTCCAACAGGTGTAAAAATTTATGGCACTGCCGCAGCTAAAGCCATTCGAGCAAGGGGACAAGCATGAAATCAATTATTGAGATGGCGCGGGAGGCTGGATGGACAAGCTATGACTCGCAAGATGAGCGATTCATAGCCTTTGCCGCGCTGGTGCGTGCTGATGAGCGTGAGGCGTGTGCAAAGGTGTGTGAAGACAGCGTTGAATATGCTGGCGATGAACTGGCAAGACAAATCCGAGCAAGGGGGAACACATGATGATTAAACGCGATATGGCCTTAGACAATTTAATCAAGGTCTGCCAAGAAACACTGCAAATCATTGGCGATATGGTTGAGGCCGACAGCGTGGCCTACTCCCGTGGCTATGAAGATGGCATGGCCGCTGAGGCGCAAGTGCAAAAAACTTTGAAGCCTTGGGTAGGGCTGACGGATGAGGAGCGGCAAGACATTGCAACTGAAGTTCCGATAGATGCCGTATTCATAACCGAAGCCAAACTCAAGGAGAAGAACCTATGAACACTGAAGACGATGAATTTGAACGCATCGAGCGTGAAATGAAATGGCGGCAGATACCTGATGATCTGCCCAAAGCGATACCATTCATAACCGAAGAAGAACTGCAAGAACTTTTAAAGGACGAAATATGAACCCATTTTTGTGGAAAGAAAACAAGACGCCCACTGTGTTTGCACTGGACCCGCATTTCAGGAGCAAACGCAAGGCGGGCCTGCTCGATGACACCGAGGGCCTTGGCTACAAACAGTTCGGCACGTACACCCGCGCCGTTGCCCCTGAACCCAACAAACACGTCACCCACTATGTCCAAATCCCGACACCCCGAAATTCGTAACTTGCTTTTGGCGTCGCACGACGGCCTTACGGTAAACGAAATGGCAACGCATTTTAAGTGCGATCCGAACACTCTTTACAACACAATCCCTGCGGTGTGGGGCGTATATATTGACCGTTGGATGGGGCCAAACCGTGGACAATATGAAGCGGTATATATGTGCGCTGAAGTACCTGAAAATGCCCCTCACCCTAACGCAGATTAACTGTATCGGGATTGTCATTTTTAGCCTTTAGGATAGCAAATGCAGCAATCCCGCTGCGCTAGGAGCTAACATGTTTAAATTTGAAATGGAACTTGGTTGGATGGGCAACGGCAAAATGACTGTTGAAACCCATGACTTTGACATGATCGAAGCCTTGAAGGAATTCGTTGAATTCCAAGAAGAGGCTGGCTGGATCGGCAACTGGGACGAAGTTGAAGTTGTAGAAGAAGAAGAAGTCGCTGAAGAAGAAGTTACTGAGTAATAACTTTAATCACACGGCCTCGGAATTCAATGGAATCGGGGCTGTGTGTCGTCACCAACTCAGGCAACAACAGTTTGCCATCCACAAACGTAAGAACGGCAAAG